CCAACGGCGTCAAGAAATTTAATCTATGCTGAGATGGAAATGCTCAAACATGCTATGCCCATTATGGTTTTGGGTACTTTTGGCAAGCAGAAAGTCCACCCATTGCGCAAAACTGACACCGTTGTTTTCCGTCGCGTTAGGCCTTTTGGTTCTGCTGTTAAGACTAATCCTGCCCTTGGTTATTCTGAAACTCCTGTTATTACTCCAACTGACTTCATCACCGCAGAAGGCACCACACCGACACCGAATACCATTGAATACACAGATGTCACGGTGACTCTCGAGCAGTATGCAGTTCTTTATAAGTTCAGCTCCAAAGCAGAGCTTATGTACGAAGATGACATTCCTGCTGATATGAAAAAACAAACCGGCGAGACTTTGGCTGAGATTGCTGAGCTTGTTTGTTACGGAGCAGTTAAGGCTGGTAGCTCAGTGCTTTATACCAACGGATCCACGAGAGTCGGTCTCAATACTACTATTACTCTCCAGAAACTTCAAGCGGCGGCCAGAGCTATTGAAGCCAATCGTGGAATGTACACAAATACAAAGATTGCTCCTGGTCCTAATTTCGGCACAGTGCCTGTTGAACCTTCTTATTGTGTTTTTGTCCATACTGACTCTGTTGCTGATGTTCGGAACCTGGAAGGATTTACTAAGCGTGTCGAATATGGAAGCGCAATAACGCCAGTTCATGAACGTGAGTTCGGAGCAGTTGAAGATTTCAGATTCATCAAGTCTCCGCTGTTTGCTCCGTTCCTGGCTGCTGGTGCTTCTGTAACCGGGACTGGTATGAAATCTGCTGGTGCTTCTCTCTGTGATGTTTATCCCATGATCATTATGGCAGAAGATGCTTGGGGACATGTGTCTCTTAAGGGTAATGGCTACACAGGAATCTCCCCGACAATCATTAGCTCCAAAACCAAGAACCATGCAAACCCCAGTGGTATGTTCGGTTATGTCGGTGCTGATTTCTGGTACGCAAGTGTTCGGCTTAACGAGAACTGGATGCTTCGCATCGAGCATTGTGTTACTGATATTTAATTAGGCTTAATTGCCTGGAGGCTTCTGCTCTGTGTTCAAAAATGAACAGCCTGGTTTGATCCTCCGGGCAATTATTTATCTTAACCAAGACCCAGTGTTACCTCCTGGGCAAAGGAAACTTTATGTCCAAGACAACTGCAATTTTTAACTCTCTATCTAACAACAGGACTGGTCGGGCTCTGAGGCAACTTTTCGGATCTAATGCGCCGGAAACAACTAAGAATCTTTTTGATTCTGCTTCTCAGCCTGTTGCCGGTGGCGCTGGACTCAGTCCAACTCTTTGGGATTCTTGTCCTCGTGGCTTGATGTTAACCGATCCAACCAGCGGGCACTTCATCGGTGACGATTTTACTTTCACATCTACGGAAAGCTACACGACGGCGAAAAACTATGTTCTTGCTGGTGCCAATGGAACCTTTACTGCAACAGCGGGTGATCCTAATGGAGTAGCTTTAATTACGGCTACCGGCGCTGACAACGATGAAGCTAATGTCAACCATGCAATTAATCCAGGCTGTATCAAACTTGACGCTACAAAAGACTGGTGGTTTGAAGCTCGGGTTAAGCTTAATCAAATAACAACTGCTCAAGGCGTGTTTGTTGGCTTGATCGAAGACAGCATCACAATGGGCGTTGACTTCATGACTGATGCTACAATGGCTCTTAAGGTCCAAGACATGATTGGTTTTCAAATCCTTGCTGCTACCGACATCGCGGCAACTTGGCAAGCCATGCATATTCTTGCTGCTCGGGTCGCTGTAGACGCTACGTTAGCAACTGCCTCGACTGGGTATGTCAAACTTGGTATGAAATCCGTCCAGGGGGCCGTTTCCTTCTTCGTTGATGGTGTTCCGACTGCAGCCACGACCTCCGCAGCTACTAACTATCCACTTGACAAGTATGTCGTCCCAGCGTTTGCAACTAAATGTGGTTCTGCCACAGCGAATACCCTGTCTGTCGACTGGTGGTATGCAGCGCAAACCAGATAATTAAATTTTCACATTTACCCCAGCTTCATATTTATCTTAATATAAGGAATTAATTGCATGACTAATTTAAACGATAATGCCAGAGCAGGTATTTTTTGCACAACCGATCCTGCGGTAATCGTCGACGCTTCTGCTAAGGCAGATCTTGAAATCACACCGACAAACATGCTCTATGTTATTGAGGGCCTTCATTACACCGTTGCCAGCGGTAATGGTGATGTTCAACTCGATGCTACTACAGCTCATTCAATAGCTGATGGTTATTCTCGAATCTATCTGGCCTGCATTCTTGCTGCTGGCACTATTTCTGTTGTTGTTGGTCCAGCAGTTCTTAACACCCAGCTTGCCTCTGGTGAAGCTGTTCTTGCATGGCCTGTACCGACAGCAGACTCTTGTCCTTTCTGCGGCATCGTTGTGACTAACGCTACAGGCAGTGCTTTTGTTGCAGGCACAACGACCCTCGATACCACAAGTATCTTCTGTGATATCTATGATCTCTGGGCAATTCCAGCAGCCCCAATAACTGGCATTGCCACAACCCAGCAGACATAACGCTAACTTAACTTAACTTAACCTTTTAACTTGGGGCAGAGAGAACTTAACCTCTCTGCTCTTATAAGGAACCCCAAAATGCCCCCAATCAAAAAAGACGCCGTCGATAAACTCGTTGATGCCGTCAAGGAATCTGCAGCCTCTGTTGAGGATACTCCGGATACTAAGACCAGCATGCTTATTGATGAATCACAAGATCTTAATTCCCAGGAATTCGTAACCTCAAGTGAACTTGACACTAAGTTTGAAGCTTTTGGCAAGAGCATGCTAACCTCCATGTCTGATCTCTTCGCTAAGCAAACTGATGTCCATCATGACAATATGACCCAGGGACCAGCGATTCCCAGTCAGGAACTTGGTGTTGATTCTCGCGGTATCGACCCTGTTGCATCGAATGACCTTATTCCACAGGCTAAACTCGAAGACTTCATGAACGATGTCCTGACCATCTACATTCATCCATCTCCAAATAAAGAAGAAAATCCTGTCTTGATTCCTAGCGTCAATGGAATTAATCAACCAATTGTGCGGGGGCAGAAATCTTCCGTTAAACGCAAATACGTAGAGGCGCTGGCTCGGAATCGACACACCGGATATGAACAAATAGTTGATCCATTAAGCCCAGAAAAATACAAAATGATTCCGTGCATGGTCGTCAAAGATCCCTTTACTGTCCAGCACGATCCGAGTCCTCGAGGCCCAGAATGGCTTAATCGAATTTTATGTGAGGCATAACTATCATGACCATGACATTTCTTCAACTCAGTCAGCGGCTTCGTCAAGAGGCAGGTCTTACCGGATCTGGGCCAACAAGCACTGTTAGCCAGACTGGCATCTCAAAGCAAGTTGTCGATTGGATCAATACAGCCTACATTGATGTTCTTTCTCAGCATTCGAATTGGCTCTTTATGCAAGACACCTTTTCCTTTCAGACTGTTGCTTCTAAGCGGGAATATTCTGTTGCTGAGACTGGTGTGACTGATTTGGAGAAATGGAAGGCTGATGATTATGGAACCTTTCGAGCTTATCTTACCTCAAGTGGAGCCAACACAGAGCAATATATGTACTCGCTGCTTTGGGAAGACTATCGGCAGATGTACCTTTATGGGGCTACCAGAACCTCGGAAGGTTATCCTACTTACATTACTGTTCAGCCTGATAACGGACTTAATCTCTATCTTGTTCCAGATAACATCTATACCATTACTGGCGAATACTTTAAGACTCCAACTGAGTTAAGTGGCGACACCGATGTTCCGATTATCCCAGCGCAGTTTCAAATGATAATCGTTTGGAGAGCACTCATGTTTTATGCTGGTTTTGATGCCGCAAATGAAAAGTATGCTATGGGTAAAAATGAGTATACTAAGATCCTGATGCGGCTTGAAATCGATCGACTGCCTCAGATGACCTTTGGGGGTCCACTCGCATGAAAAAGCTGCCTAACACAAAAGTAACCGCCGAATACACTAAGTTCATCGGTGGCCTGGATCAAGAAGCAGCCGCGATGACTTTTCCACCAGGCTCAATTTTTGTCAGCACTAACTATGTATCAACTGTCGATGGTGGTTATCGTCGCATCGATGGTTACGAACGTTACTCTGGTCAGCCTTCTCCATCAGATGCAACTTACACAAGTTTTGGTGTCACCTTCAGTGCAACTGTTTCCGTAGGTGATACTTGCACCGGATCTATCAGTGGATCAACTGGCGTTGTTACTTACGTCGATACCACATCAATGCAACTAACGAAACTCTCGGCTGATTTCCAACTGGAAGCATTCACTGTGGGTGGCATTTCCAAGGGAACAATTACTGTCCTGGCTCTTGGTGCATCAACTGTACTTGCTGATGCAACTGCTCTTGCGGCTGCTGCTGATACTTATCGGTCTGACATCGATAAACCTGTTGCATCAGTGGCTGCTATTCGTGGCTTGGGAATACTTAAGGGCATTCTGTATTGTTTCACTGATAATGTTGGTGCCACAGCTGGCGAGATCTACAAAGCCACGGCAGCGGGCTGGACCTCGGTTGCTCTGCTTGATGTTATTTCATTCACAACTGGTGTAGGTACTATTTCCGAGGGTGATACTATAACCCAGTTGGTTTCTGGTGCAACTGCGTTGGTCAATCGTGTAGTGCTGGAGTCCGGTGCTTGGGAAGCTGACGCTGCTGGTCGCTTGATCATCACTCCGATTGCAGGAACTTTTGATGCAACTCATGACCTCCAGGTTGGTGTTGTCACTCAGGCGACTGCATCTTCTCTTGTGACTGCGATTACCATATTGCCGGGCGGCCGGTATGAGTTTGAAGAATACAATTTTGGTGGCGACGTAGATACGACTCGCCTATATGGTTGTGATGGCGTTAACTCTGGCTTCGAATTCGACGGGACAATATATGTTCCTATTGCAACCGGTCTTGCTGATGACACCCCGCTTCATGTCGCTACGCACAAACTACAGCTTTTCTTTTCTTTTCGTTCGTCCAGTTTTAACTCTAGTGTCGGCACTCCTTACGAATGGTCAGCGGTCACAGGTGCAAGCGAAATCGCTATTGGCGATACCATCACAGGGTTCAAAGACCTTGCTGGCGAGTCTCTTGGCATATTCGGACGCAATCACACCAAGCAACTTAATGGCAACAACATAGATGATTTCGTTCTTGATAATGTATCCAATAGCATCGGGGCGCTTCATTACTCAATTCAACAAATGGAAAACACGTTTGCATTCGACGATCGTGGTATTGTTCGCACAGTTGCAAGTGATGCCTATGGTAATTTCCAACAAGCAGTTCTTAGCCGTAAAGTCCAGACACTGATCAACAACATGAGGAAAGTCTTTATCGCGTCAACGATCTATCGCGCCAGTGATCAATACCGAGCATATGGCACAGATGGCTCTGGCCTTTGCATGACCCGAGTTGGCGATCACTACGATTTTACTTTTTTCAACTATCCAGATTTTGTCTCTTGTATAACATTTGGCGAAGATCCAACGGGCGCTCCTGTTGTCTTCTTTGGAACATCAACCGGCATGGTCATGCAAGCAGATAAAGGTAGCTCGTTTGATGGAACTGCCATCGAGGCTTTCATAACATTTCCGTTTAATAATTCCGAGTCCCCGACAACACTCAAAACATATCGAAAGGCAACTCTCGAGATGTCCAGCGAAAACTACACTGAGATCAAGGTCTCAACGGAACTCTCTTATGGTTCTGCTAATCTTCCATCGAATGATCTTCTTGATCAAATTGTCATTGGCCCTGGCGGTGTTTGGGATATTGATTTTTGGGAATCTTTCTTTTATGATCAAGACACAATTGCCAGCCCATCCTTCCGGGTTAATGGTACTGGCATTAATATGAGCCTAACCATTTATAGCAAGTCCGATATTGATCTTGGTCACAAATTCGATGGGCTTATTGTACATTACACCCCAAGGAGACTACAACGATGAATGAGTATTATACTCCTCCGGCTGACGTTGTTGCTGGCGTTAGAGCAAGGTCGGCAAAAATAAACGAACTTATTGCCGCTGCTGATGCTGGCTTTGATAACATACCCGCTGACCTTGCGGCTACAATTGCTGCGTTGACTTCAGGCTCTGGTGTTGTGGTTTCTGCTGATGATACTACAATCGGCTATCTTGACGGGAAACAACTCGCGGGATCAAATATAACATTTGTTGTAGGCAGTCCTGGTGGTAATGAAACCTTGACCATTTCAATGACTGTACTTGATGCAGCTTTAAACGCAGCAGACCAGGTTATTTCCAGGCCAAAATTCCTTGACGTATCAGAGACAGAAAACCCACTCGGTACTTTGACTGGTGGTACAGATAACATAGATATGGAACTTGGCAATGTAGTAACTGCCACGATATCAACCGCAGAGCAAACCTTTACTGTGACCAATCCACCTGCAACCGGGTCAAGTGGAAAAATAGAACTGACTCTTACAAATGCCGGAGATCAGACCCTAAACTTCATGGCTGGATCAGTTTGGAAAACTTCAGGCCAAGCGGCTCCAGCTTTTAAGGCGACAGGGACCAGTAAGATTATTATGGTAACCGATGACGCTGGGGCTTCATGGGAGCTTTATTTTTGTGGTGGTGATTTATGATAAATAAATTGCTAATGGCTACTCTTGAATCTGGCTTCAAGGGAGAAGTTGGAGATCCAGAAGTATTTGAAAGTGCCACGGTTACTTTTGCATCGGTTACGATGCTTTCAGATGTAAAGGCTTTGGTAACTTACACAGATACTGGCAATTCAAGCTATATAACGGCTTGTGTATTATCTGTATCTGGTGAAACTATCACAGCAGGAACCCCATTGCAGGTGGCGGCTGAGGTTGCTCAATATACGGCAGTGGATAAACTTTCAGAAACAACGGCTGTCCTTGTCTACAGACATACTGCTGCAGGTGTTGGTAGAACTTCTGTCTTGTCTGTAAGCGGGACAACTGTAACGGCTGGCGGCATAGAGACTTTTGCTTCAACAAATACAAGCTGGCAGTCAGTAACAGCACTATCAGCAACTAAAGCCGTGGTAACTTATCGCGGAACCAGCAGTTACGGGAGGGCATGTGTATTATCAATAACTGGCACAAGTGTAGCAGCAGGAACACCGGCCACGTTTGAGAGTGCTGATGCCAGCTATACCTCAGTTGATACTTTATCAGAAACAAAAGCTATAGTCGCCTATGCTGATGATGGAAATGGTCATTACGGGACGGCGTGCGTATTAGATATAAGTGGAACAACGGTCACACCAGGAACCCCCGCTATTTTTGATAGTGTAGCCTGTAAAGGCGTGGGATTAACTGTATTGTCGGACACAATAGTGGTGACAACATACAGGGACGACGTAACAGGATACGGAGTTGCTTGCGTCCTGTCAATAAGCACATCCACAATCACACCAGGAACACCAGCAACTTTTGAAAACTCGTCTACAAATGATACATCAGTTACAACATTATCCGCCACAAAAGCATTAACGGTATATAAAAACAATGGCAATGGAAGTTTTGGGACCTCTTGTTTATTGAATATATCTGGAACCACAGTAACAGGTGATGACCCATTCGTTTTTGAAGGAACATCGTCCTCTTATCCATCAGTATCAGCTTTATCAGGCTCCAAAGCAATAACAACCTTTAATGGTGGGGCATCTTCTTATGGCACTGCCCGTATTCTTTACTAAAAACAATGGGGGAAAATATGTATTATAATGAGGATACAGGGCAGGAAATAGGCCGTAGCGGAGTTGAGGAAGCAGTAAGACCAACAGCCTTGAAAGAAAATTGGTTGCCGTGTGATGTTATCAACAAAGGATTCACTCAGATAACAGAGACCCCTCAACCAGATATAACGAATTTGCAAGTTGTCAATAACGGCGGCGTGGGCGACAAAATAGACGATACACGGCCCCGGGTTTGGGTTGTGTCTGATCGGTTCCAGGATATCCCCGGTGGCCTGACCAAAGCAGAACAAGATGCCGCTTTTTTGATTGCAGAACTTGCCACTGCAAAAATCACCCAGCAAGACACAAATAAGGCTTCCTGCACGACTTTTATCCTTGAGCATTATTCCGAGCCAATCCAGCGAAGTGCGGCCCTTGGCGTGTATTCCCAGGAGTATGCAACAATAATGGCTGATCACATAGCAAATATTATTGAAGAAGAAAATCGAGTTTGGGATCTCTTGGAAGCCGCAAAAACAATGGAAGATTTATCCTTGGTAGAATCGCCAAAATGGCCGGAGGTATAATATGAAGCATAAACACAAACTAGATCATACTAAGCGCAACCAAAAGAAAGCGGCAACAAAGAAAGGAAAAGACGATGCGATTGCAAACAAAAAACAAGTAAAGAATAAGGCATTAACTGTGAAACTTCTCGTTGATCGTGTCGCAGCGCTTGAAGTAATGATGGAGGTGATCTAATGCCAGTATTTGATAAAAACACATATCTGCAAAGCAAAGCTGATTCGCTAAACAACTCGGATAAAATCAATCCTCAAGGTGGCGTTTGGACTAAGGCAGATGTCGCAACAGGATTGACAAATAAAGGATTCACGCCTGAAAGCCATTACGAAGCATGGGGTAAAGACGAGGGAATCAATCCATACAAGGCCCCGGTCTATACCCAGGATGATTGGAATTATGTCATTGACAAAACCAATGATTTAAATGCCAAAGGTAATTCAAATGCCAATGTCGCGGCTGGTGGGTTCACTCCAACAATCGTCCGTGCAGGTTTGACTGATCGCGGTATGACGCCGCAAGATCATTTTGCACAATACGGCGGTGGAGAAGGCTTGACTTATGGTCCTGATACTACTATTGATAAGGTTAAACCACAAAAACCACCAACACTTACCAGACCTGTAACGACGCCAACTGCTTATGCAGCACCAACTTATAATGCTCCGACTCCTTACGTTCCTGATCCTACTCAGATGGTTGCCGGCCAGATGGACAAATTAACCTCCCAGAATAGTCCTTACATGCAGCAGGCTACTCGCACCGGTGAACGATCTGCTCAAGCTCGGGGACTTCTTAATTCTACTATGGCCGGCACAGCAGGTCAATCCGCCGCCTTGGCTTCTGCCCTTCCGATTGCAACTGCTGACGCAGGGACGTTTGCTGATGCTGGTATGGCTGGTTACACAGGACAACTTAATGCTGCCTTGGCGAATCTTAATTCTGAGAGTCAACACAACCTAACAGTGCTTCAAGGCAAAATCAACTCTGATCTATCCTACCAACAGACGGTTCAATCTGATTACATTAATGCTCGAAATACAACGCTGCAAGGCATGGTTAGTTCTGGTATTTCTGCCCAAGAAGCTGATCAAGCATTAACTTCAATCGAATATCAAGGTTTAGTTAATGCCGGCCTAAGTGATCGTCAAGCACAAGATAAAATCAATCAAATTAAGATCGAATCAGATAATGCTATGGTTCTTGATCAAGCACAACAAGAGGGTGAGAATTATCGCAGAAATTTAGAAAACAACATTAATTTGGATAAACTAAACGCAGCAGAGCGTGAGATTATCAATAACACAATGTCAACATATGCGGCAAATATGGATAATTCTATTACTTCGCTGCAGGCAAATGATCAACTGAATGAAGCACAAAAATCTATTGTTCTTGCGAATATTAAAACTCGTTATGAGAATAATATAAGTAATCTTTTTGCTATGTATCCTGTTGAACTTAGTTGGCTTGATGCTAGTGATGATCCTGATGTAGTTGATGATTCTTCTGACCCTGACCCTGACCCTGATCCTGATACAAATGCTGATCCTTATGATTCTGAAACAACTGATTCTTATGATTCTTCGTCAGAAAATATCCTACCGACAGCAACAAATAGAGCTGTTGTTAATGCTGATGGAACAGTAACAAAATACATAGGGACAGATCGGAAAACAGGCGAGGTTGTTTATATTACTACTACACCAAGGCAAGATAATATAGATGGCGGTAGGTAATCATGATATACAATTGTACAGATAAAGCGGTAATTGAAAACATCATACTTCATCCGAAAGTTATTAATTGGCTAACGGATGATAATTCAAAAAACTACGACATTGTGATTCATCCGCAGATTTTATATCTTGTAAATGATGCTGGTACTGGTGTTGCCCGGGTTGATCCTATGAATAGTGTTACCTGCTCAGTACATTTCGCAACGCTTCCGGAGCTTTGGGGGCATGGGCATGATTTTGCTATGGAAGCACTTACTTGGGGCTTTGCTAATACTCTTTATCAAAAGGTTGTTGGCATCATTCCAGCTTATAACTCAAAGATAATTAACCTTGTCCAAAGAGCTAATTTCAAACAAGAGGGTGTGCTTACCAAAAGTTTTCTTAAAAACTGGGTATTGGCAGATCAATTAATATTTTGCTTAAATAAAGGAGATTTCTAATGCCGATGATCGCTGTACCAGCGTTAGTAATTGGAGGAACAACAGTAGCTACTGCCGCTGTTACATCTGCTATCGTTACTGGAATTGTTTATGGTGCAGTTATTGGTGCTGCGACGGCTGCAATTTCTGGTGGAAACATTCTCGAAGGTGCGCTTAAGGGTGCTCTTTTTGGTGGTATCTCTGGCGGTATTGTCAGTGGGCTTGGTGCTGCTATGGGGGCGGGTACGAGTACTGCAACCAGTGCTGCTACAGGAACAAGCGGTGGCATGGCAAGTGGTGCCAGTGCTGGAAGTGCTGCTGGAGGAAGTCTTGGGGCAAACGTCGGATTAGCTGGTGTTGCTTCAGCACCTACTTCACTTGCAGCACCTATAGTTCAAGGCGGTACTGGCGCTGTTGATGTTGCTGCAACTACTGGGTCTGTTTCTTCTCCGGTTATTCCAACTTCCCTTGAAACGCCTATTACAAATGCTGGTGGAGCAACATCTGAAAGAGGCTTCTTTGATAAGTTACTTTTTAACTCGGAGGGTACTTTGTCTGATGGCGCTGGGAAAATGATTTCTGAGGGCTTAAGTGGTGCAGCAAAAGCTCTTATGACAGAAGACCAAGTAAAACCACAAAACCAGGCTGAGTTCCTTGCTGATACACAAAGAATGAATGTTGCCGGGAAATTCGTAGCAAGTACAGCGAACATTCAGATTCCTGACTACTGGAAAAAATATAACAAAGTTTCTACACAAGACCTGAGTCAAGCTACAAATGCTCAGCCGGGAGGCGCATATGCCCAGCCAATCTAACTCAGGAGAAGTAATTTCTGCTGCTCCGACAACGGATAAAAAAACTCAAGCCATCTTTGATTTGTTTATGCTTAATGGGATGGAAATTATTTATGATGAAAAACAAGCCCAAAGCATGCTTCCTCGCGTTAGTTCCGGTGGTGATCCTACAAAAGCTATCGCAGAACTTTTGGTTGATATTATTGTCCGGGTTGTAAGTTCTGCTCGAGAGAATGGAAAAAAGATTCCTCCTGGCATTATCCTTCATGGCGGCAATATGTTGTTTGGTGAGCTTCTCAAGGTACTTGAAGCCGCTGGAATGGAACCCTTAACTGAGGAACAAAAGGCCGCTGTTTGGCAGGTGGCTTCGAGTTTGTATATCGACCAAGCTGTTAAGTCTGGCGAAATGACTAAAGAAGAACTTGTTGCACTTAGCCAAGAAGTTGAGCAAACACCAGAAGGTAAGAAGGTTCTACAGACTGCGGAGAATCCTGAGGAAGTTATTAAACAAATTGAAAAGCCTCCGAGACAAGATACTGTTATTCCTGATGCTGCTGATGCTTCTACAGGTATTGCAGCGCCACAAGGAGGGATATAAAAATGGGTAAATTTGGACGTGCGTTGGCCGCCGGAATTGCCGGTGCTTCTGGCGCTGCAGGGGAAATTTTTGATGATCGAATTAAAAACAAAGAATTTGATCGTCGTGAAGCGTTGTTAGAAAAACGTCAAAAGACTTTGGCAAGCTTTCGGCATGGGCTTACCATGGAAAGAGATGCTTCTCGGGATGTAGTTGCTACTGGCGTGCGGGATGAAAATCGAGATTATACAGAACTTGCAAGACCGTCTGGTCAGCGTATTGGTGGTGTCTCGCAAAGTAAACTTGATATGAGTTTAATGAACGACGAAGACTTAAAAACGTCTGGTGCGATATCTGAACAAACATATAAAGATGCTGAGCTTGATAAAAAATACGCCAGGCAAGACGAAAAAGCCAGGCAAAGGCAACTTGATGCTTTGGCTCTCGCAGAAAAAAGAAATGAACGGTATGGTGGTAAGGAAGAAAAGTATACTTTATCGCAACAGAAATACGACGAAAAGAAAGCTGGAGAATCTATTATTGCTGGAATTACAAAATATGATCCGATAGCTACTTTAGATGAAAGAGGATTTACTATTGATATTCCAGAAAATTCTCAAAAAGTATTTGATCAAATAAAAGCAGATATTCAAGCAAAAGGTTTTTCTTCTGATACAGTAACTTTAAAAGATGGGCAGGTAAAAATTTATTTGACAGGATTTAATCCAAAGGTTTACAAAAAGAATTTGTCTGTTGCTGCTGGACTTGCAGCGCCAAAACCGGTTGATCCTTCTCAAGAACTTGGTAATGCTATTGATGTATTTTTACGAAAACAGAAGAGAGCTATTAAAGTTGGTCCACTTGAATAATCGCCGTTCATTTTTGAACACCCTGTAGTCAGGCTTAGGCAAGCAAGTGCTTCCGGCCTTAAACGAACTCTTATGAGATAAATGGATATTTATGGATTTTTCATACATACAAGATGATCGTTGGAA